CGCTCAAGGAGAGTAACTGGTGGTGTTTAAAGGCTACAGATACTACTCTAATATCTGCAACCTCGAGCGAGTCCTCTATAGGTCTATATATGCTGGCAAGGCATGTTCCTGCGGGCTCAATGCGTGAGCAACGCAATACGCTACTGGAGCGTCTGGATCTGTAAATGAACCTCCACTTGTCCCAAAGGGCAACAAGATTAGGTCCAAATTCGTGCCCACAGCCTTCGTTTTGACTGTCGAGCCATCGTCCATAGTAAAGACGGGAAGAGTAGCATTCGGATGATACATAGTTATCAAAATAGGAGCTCGTGTTTGTCTTACGAATACTCCATCCCCTGTGTTAAGTATGGGGCTAGTTGGGTCGGCAGCAAAGCCACCGGCTAAATCAAATCCGACTAAGCTACAAGTTGTGTTTGCTCCGATCACTGTTTTGGGTTGTATCAGAGAAATGTCGTAAGCTATTTGAAGATAGCCAACGATAGCTGTGGTAGTGACTCCTTCCACAGCATAAATGAACTTACCTACATTGTTCAAATTGTCAGAGGCGCTTATAGGGCGCCTAATATACATCTGACTAGAGACTTTGGACATAAGAGCCTTAGGTATAGGCATTCTCAGGGTTTTCCATACTGGCCCTGAGACCGCCCCCACCAAACCCCTCATCTGTTCTGAGGAAGTTGGGAGAGAGGATGTGATATCCGGGTCGAAACCCATATAAATGGTGCCCGGTTGACTAGTAGCAGTCGCGGGAGTATATTCATAACATAATCCGCGCGGGTCAAATTTCTGGAATTGTCCACAAATCTGGGACAGTCTGGGAAATGCTAACTCGTCCATTAGCATTGTTGTTTTATAATAAGGAGTGAATTTGTTGTTTGGTGCTGCTACGGTTTCAAATTGTTCGGTTGCGCGCTGATCGACGCTTTGAGTAGGTAATGTTCTCGAAGTAACCCCCTGCGCCACTGGTGCGGCGGAAGATCGAGAGCTAACAGCGATGTCGCGCCCACGTCTATTGCGTGAATTGTTAACTGTGTTACGCATAGAAGGGCGGGCGGGTTGCATCGTACGACTGCGGCCGGAATTTCTATTTCCGCCGTTTCCGTTGCCATATCGTTGGCGTTGGCGCTCATTAATGCGGTTGACCGCTGCGCCAATTCCAGTCGTAATTAAAGGTAAAAGTGCTTTTCCTATTGCTGCCATTGAGATTATAGAGGACCCAGAAATGTGGAAGGATTTAAGGATCATAATCCACCGTGGCTATCTGGGTAAAGCCAGGGTGGTAGAGGTGAGCTCCTATCTGTGTTTGCGACAATAGGTTGCCCATCTGCATTAATTGCTCTTCTGAAATGGAATAAATGTCAGCCAATTGCTGACTAAATGGATAGTATTTGTCTTCCTCAACCACACGGATTGCGCTTTGGATTTTATATCGCGTCTTATTGGCTATATAAGCCACTGCCGTGTTCTTAGATCGAGGGTTATTTAACCATCGGTCTATAAATTCCCGATATAAGGGGCAATAATAATATTGCTGTACACTCATTGCTAGAGCGTTTAAATATTCCGAGGAAGCTAACTTATAATCACTAATCTTAGTGATCGTGCGTGGATCCTTTAATGTTTTCCCGTATTTTATCAAGCGGGCTAAGCAAGGCGTCCAGTAATACCGCGAGGCCTTACCTCGCAACCAGTACCCTTTCAAAAAGGAGATTTCTCCTTCTGCCACTTGATTTAATTTTACTTTTAACCCCAAGTGTAAAAATTGTTCAGGGGTAATCATGGTAGTAGATATCACCCAAGCCCATGATAGAGCTGCGATGATTGAATTTCCTATAGTAGTATCAGGACCACCCGTCATACGCATTGGACGGGATTCGTGCATGATAGTGACTTTCTCATGTTGTAAGTTCTTATGACGTTCAAACATCACAAAGGGCTTACTTGCACTATCATAAATTATTTTGTAAATGCTGGGAGGCACTCCTAAACCTTTCAGCATCATTCGTTCCGCCCTTAACGGCCCGAATGATTGACTCTGATCAAAACTACTATAGTCACTACAATACCAAACACCGTCGTGATGAACTACACTGTCATCCCCTGCCACTATAATGGCTGTTTTATCTGGGTTATCTTCAACCCATTCTCTCCACTGGTCTAATTGGACATCAGTGGCTCCGGATCCAAAAGATATATATACTTGGATTCCAAAAATTTCTGTTTTCTTTGGGGGTATCGACCACATTTCATGCAAACGCTCAGTGGCGGCATAAATACATGGCCCAGTGTAATATTGCACCTGTGGTGGTACATTGCAAATAATACGCGGTTTAATTTCTTCATGCACTCGAATGAGTGCTTCATCTGTCTTCGGGAAAACTTCGATCCTATACTGCCCTTCAGCTACTGTGTGAAAGGCAAACTTCTTGGCTGCCAATTGATAACGCATTCTTTTCTCGGGAGTCAAATGTTCCTCCCATTTACGACGCAATTCGGGGTCATTTTCATCCATGACGTCGAACATCTCCCAAAAAGGGGCGTCATCTACCTTCACATCTCCAATTTCTTTTGTGAAGGCAGCTTCCTCCCAACGTTGTAGTTGGATGAGGGGATCCAATGGAGCGGGTTTCAATAAACGCACTTTCACTGCATCTGCTTTTGTGGCAGGGGAACGCGTGAAGGCATAAGCTGGGACGTTTGTATTATATAAGGGATATGCATAATTGATTGGCGCTACTTCGGATTCATTCATAGTCCCCGTAATCTTCATAAGGGGATCACAGGCCACTTCAGGCCCTACAGCGCGTTCTAATCTATGCATTGGGTGGATTTTTGATACTATGGTTCCAACCCAACTATTCTCCCTCTCAATCAATTCAAATCTGGGTTTGTTAGTGTCATCCAGTGCTTGATTGTAAACGATACTTCCAGCATGTCTAGCACGAAACCATCGTGCTACTCCAATACCCACTCCTATCACTGATGCGGCAGTCGCTATTCCGCTAACATTTTTTACACTGTGGCTGAGGTATGACCAGACAGTGGATATAGCTCCTTGAACGATGGGGCAGTGAGCATTTAAGAAGCGGGCTACGCCGGCTCCAGCTGCTAAACCTACCCAATGTTCCCAACGACTCTTTCCAGTGATAGCTCTGATTGCATTTGCTACAAGCACCGCTTTCCGTTTTAAAGCCAACCAACGTAATCTCCATTGTACGTTATCGTTGGCTAATTGGGCATAAATGGCATTGTAATAGCCTGCCTGTTTATCTGCGGTAACTGCTTGTTCAATTAACGATATTGCTTCAGTATGATGGCGCGTCCACCCATACGCCAAATGTTCGCGGGTAATACGTTCCATTTCTATCGGGAACGCGGCATAAACGGAAGCGAAATCTTTCAACATTTCTGCTCGTCTGCCTATAATATAATTTTGGAAACCAGCAGAGCTGGAAACTTTACCCAACAAACTCAGAGAGCACTTAGTCAACAAGTTAGCATCCAACAATGTGGAATGATCTTGTAATAAATATTCGTCCCAACCCTGTATGGGCTGTTTCAAATTCAAAAGACTGAGGTACTCCAAATTCATAATAGTGCGATTCTCTATGCCATCTACGATTGGGCATCTATAATTTTCAATTCTCAGAGAGTCATTACCTATCTTTAGGTTCAACCCCTCTTGTGTGCGCACATATGTGTAAATTGTGTTGCCTCCTATTAAATTGGGGCAATTATATACTAAGCAATAACTATATGGGGTCAACACACATTGACCTATGCCACAACACATGGAGTGGCGTCTTTCTAACCCTATATGTAATAAATCTGGGCGAGTTGCAAATGCAAATTTCAACAGAGTCTTTTCTGTTTTATTGATATTATAAAAATACCAATCCTCAACTGCTACATTTTCTATGTAAGCATAAACTAATTGGCGGAAAGCTACTATCTCTATAGCTTCACGCATGTTACTAAAAGTAACATTATGTATATCTAATGCGTTATAAATTTCTACCAATTTCTTCTGTCCTATCCATTCTTGTATGCCAATGTCTATTGTGGCTAAATTCCATTTGCGCAAACTACCTAGTATGCGCTCACGCGGAGCTACATATTCAGGTGCCAAATCAAAGCCAGCTTGCGCTAGATTTTCAGCAAAAGAGCCGGAAATCAATCCTCCTTCCATTTCACTTCTTTGCGCTCGGTCTGTGCTTAAAGCAGCGAGCTGTGGTGTGATGTTAGATGATGTTTGAAAAGAAGAGCGGGGTCGCGCCCTCTCAGATTCTTCTCGATGATGTT